CGAAATTGCAAAAAATCGGGATAGCAACCCCGTAAAAAGTTCTGTTCAACCTTTTTAGGAGAAAACAGATGGCAAATAACCCAAATCCAGACCGTGATGTTAAATTTATGAAAGAAAATTGGGGCACTGATCGGTTGATTACCGATTATGGGTCACTAAATTTCAAAAAACCCAATGATCCTCCATCAAATAGATATTCTAGACCATGCGGAGGAGTCGGAGGGTTTGATGATTATGTTGAGAGGTGGCATGAATGACTATAAATAAATAAAACGACTCTCTGAAAATGGCGCTACCGTCAAGATCCTACACTGATTTAAGTTTTACATGTAAAATTAATCCAATCAAGAAAGATCTTACTTTAATAAAAGATGAGAATGCTATCAAAAGAGCTCTGATTAATCTTTTTTTATACAAAAAGGGTGAAAAACCTTTTCAACCAAGTTTTGGTAGTGCCATTCCACAATATTTGTTTGAAGTTTTTGACTATGCAACTGCTGCATTGATTAGTGATGAAGTGACTAGACTGATTCAAACATTTGAACCGAGAGTAACATTACAGGATCTTGAAGTAGTTCCTGATTTTGACACAAATGAGTACGAAATTGCCATAGCTTATACAATTCCTAATAATGCTCAGCGTTTTGATATAACCCTTAATTTAAGTTCACCAGCTCCGTAATTTTAAATGTCATTCGTACAAGTCAATTCTTTAGATTTTGAAGATATTAAGAATGCCCTAAAGCAGTATTTGAGGAGAAACACTCAATTTACTGACTATGATTTTGAGGCATCAACTTTAAGTGCGATTATAGATTTACTGTCATATAATACTTACTACACTGCCTTCAATACAACGATGGCGGTTAATGAGTCTTTTTTGACATCGGCATCATTAAGGGATAATATTGTTGCTATTGCTAGGCAGTTAGGATATAAACCAAAATCAACAACATCGGCAACGGCAACAGTTCAATTAAAAGTTGACTATAATGCTATTGCTGCAATTGACCCAAGAAGAGTTCCAAACTTTGTTACCTTGAAGAAAGGTAATTCCTTTATTTCATCTAATCCAGACAACAGAGCAGAGACATATCAATTTGCTGTTTTAGAAGATATTACTGTTCCTGTAACTAACAATATTGCTTATGTTAGCAACATTGAGGGAACAAATAACCTTTCAGTGACTGAAGGGATCTATTTAACTTATAAATTTATTGTCAATAAACAATTAGTAGATCAGAGATACATTATTCCAACAGAAAACATTGATACAGACACAATTAGGGTTCATGTAAGACCAGATGCTACATCTTCTGTCTTAAATTCTTATACACAGTCTGAAAACATTCTTGATGTTTCTGCAGACGACAAAGTTTTCTTTGTACAAGAAGTTGATGACTCTAGATATGAGTTAATTTTTGGTGACGGAGTTCTCGGAAGAGAACTTGAGGATGGTGAAGTCATTGAAGTGTCATATCTGGTATCAAGTGGGGCAGATGGCAACTTCATCAAGAATTATGTCTTCACTGGCGAAATTTACGACAATGAATCCAGAAGAGTTTTAAACAATATTGGTGTAACAGTAGTTTTAGGCAGCGAAGGTGGTGATTCTGCCGAAGATGTTGAAGTAATTAAGAAAAATGCTCCAGCATTCTACTCTTCTCAGAATAGAGCAGTTACGTTAGACGATTATAAGGTCATTACACAAAGAATTTACCCTTCAGTCGCTGACATTATCGTTTATGGCGGAGAAAGTGAGTCTCCACCAGAATATGGAAGAGTAAAAATTGCTATTAAACCAAAATTTAGCACTTTTTTGAGTAATTCAACTAAAAAGTCAATTATTACTGATTTAAAAAAATATACAGTAGCGTCAGTTACTCCAGTAATCGTAGATCCTTCGGTTGTTCAAGTTATTTTAAACAGTGAAGTCTATTGGAATAGCAATTTAACGAATTTAACGCGAGAACAAGTAAAAACAAAAATTATTGAAAACCTCGTAAGGTTTAGGGACACTAATAACTTAAGTAAGTTTGGTGGAGTAATTAAAAAGAGTAGATTATCAACTGTGATTGATGCTTCTGAACAATCAATCGTTTCAAACACTACAAAAGTAAGATTGAGGAAAAAATTTACTCCTGTTTTGAATGCATCTGCACAATATCTTCTTTGTTATGTAAATGAATTCAAAGTTCCTTGTGAAGGAGAAACTACTATCAGATCAAGTGCATTCAGAACAGAAGAATATTCAGATTTTGACTGTTATCTTGAGAATGACAAGCAGGGTAGAATCTTTCTATATACTATTGATTCAGTAACGGCAAGTAGAGTTATTTTAGACAATAATGTCGGCACAGTTGACTTTACAAAAGGAGATGTAAACCTAAATCCAATCAGAATCATTTCTGGTAGCAACACAGAGCAAGAAATCTTCATTACTGCTATTCCAAAGAGCGAGGACGTTAGAGCTGTAAGAGAAGTTTATCTAGATTTTGCAGTAAATAATAGCACTTTCCAACTGTTTGTAGAAACCAACTAAGATGTCTCATAATATTTTAAATATCTCAGATTTAGTTACATATCAACTGCCAGACTTTGTTACGGCAGAGTTTGATTGTTTTGTCAAATTTTATGAGGAATATTATAAGTCTCTAGAGTTAACTGGTGGTCCCCTAGACATTGCACATAATTTTTTAGATGAAAAAGATGTAGATAATTTAAAAAAACATAATTTAGTACAAGAACTTACTTTAGCAGAAGATCTTGACAAAACAGAGACAGATATCACACTGAATAGTGTTTATGGTCTTCAACCTACCAATGGTGTGATCAAAATTAATGATGAGATTATTTTTTATGAAAGTATTGATAATCAAACCAATACATTACTTGAATGTAAGAGAGGATATTCTGCAGTCACAGAATTAAACTCACAAAATACTACACTTGAAAATTCTGTTGCTGCAGAGCATAGTTTAGGTGACAAAGTATATAATCTTACTAATTTATTTAAGTTTTTAGTTCTCAGAAACTATCAAAAACAATATCTTTCTGGATTTCCTTATGAATCTGTAATTGCAGATATTGGTGAAGATACTCTGATCAAAAATATCAAAGATTTTTATAGTTACAAGGGCACAAGTCTTTCTGTTGAGTTTTTATTCAGAACATTATATGCCGAAGAGATTACACTTAGATATCCTAAAGATTATGTAATCAAAACATCATATTCTGACTGGACTGTAGATGATGTCATTAAGGTTGAACAAATTACTGGCAATCCTTACAATCTTGTTGGATACGAGTTGTTTCAGACAGATGCAAGTGGTGAAGTTAGTGATGTACTCTTAATTGATCAGATTCTCGTAAATAATATTTCTAATTATGCTTCTGGCAACAAAAACATTTATGAAATCAGGTTAAATGTTCTGGAAAGAACTAATTTCATCATTCCAGCAGATAGTTTACTTAGAAGAGATCTTACATCAACTGATGCGATAGTAACAGTTGATAGTACTATTGGTTTTCCTGAAGAAAACGGAATCATTCAAATTGATGATGAATATATTACATATAGATTCAAATCTTTTAATCAATTCTTTGATTGTGCAAGAGGAGCATACAATACTGTCGCTGTAGGTCATACTGCTTCTAACAAAAGAGTTACTACAACTGAATTTTTATATGGAACTTCTCCAAATAATCAAGAAGTTGTAAAACTTAGACTTCTTGGTGTTTTATCAGGTACAACTATCAATGATGGGGCACAGTATTACGAAGAAGGAGATATAATTAAGTTATCTCAAGATGGAGCAGAGGATCTTCGTCCTCAATTTACCTCTTGGAGAAAAAATGAATCTGGTAATATAGCTAGTAGTTCTAATGGTCAAATTGACGATGTTGTAAGTCAATTTACTGGAGATGTTACTTCAGTATTCAAAACAGATGATTATGCATACGTTGCATCAACTGGTCTTCCCACACATCCAATTGGACCGTTTCTTGGTGTTGGAAATGATATTAGAAATCAATATATTCTAAAATCTATTCCATTAAAACCCCAAATTAACACTAAGACACAATTTACAAACGATATCCCCGTTGGAATCTTTGTGAATGGTGTTGAAGCAATGTCACGACAGGATGAAGAAACGGTTTCATTCGGACCAATTGATTCAGTACAAATTTTACAGTCTGGATTTGGTTTTGATGCAGATACTCAACCTATCTTCAGAATCTCTAATCCATCTGGTTCAAATGCTACTTTTGAGGCAAATATAGTTGATGGAAAAGTAGTTTCAGTTAATGTTACTTCTGGTGGAGGTGGATATACTAGAGACGAAGATTTAGAAGTTGCATATGGATTTGATGCGACAGCTTCTGTTGCAAACACGATAGATATTGTAAACGGTCAAATTAAAACTATTACAGTAACAAATGGTGGTTCTGATTATGTACTGCCGCCAAATGTAGAAATTTTTGATATCACTGGAAGAGGACAAAATGCTTTTGCTATTGCCAGAGTTCAGAATGGTCAAGTAGTTGGAATTGATGTACTTAACGGCGGAAAAGATTTTTATGATATTTCAAACATCCGAGTAAATATTATTTCAAAGGGATCTGGTGTTGTTGCCAGAGCTATCTCCAAGAAATGGGAATTTGATAGGGTATTTAAAATTAAAAATATTTTAGATGTTAATACTGGTAATTACATACCAAGTACAACATCTAGATCTGATGCTGGTAATGGATATTTGTTCCAGAGCAGAAACGCTGCTTTTGCTCTTCAGTATGGTTATGCATTTAATCCCAAACTATTAAGATTTTCTCTTAATGATAATGTTACGGGACCAAATGCAAATTATTCTGAAAGGGGTTCTAATTACACTCACTCACCAATTCTTGGTTGGGCATATGATGGTCATCCAATTTATGGACCATATTCTTATGTAGATCCGCTGGATAATACTAGTTCTATCACTAGAATGACTAGTAGTTATGTTTTGGCGTCTTCTGGATCTTCTGATAGACCATCTACTACAACATATCCATTGGGTTCATTTATCCAAGACTATACATTCTCTATTGGACAAGGAAGTTTGGATAGAAGTAACGGTCGTTTCTGTGTCACACCAGAATTTCCAGACGGAACTTATGCTTACTTCATCACTGTTGATAACTTCAGTAATCCAGTATATCCATACATTTTAGGTGAAACTTATAATTCAGTTCCTGCTCAAAATAACTTATTGATCAGTCATATTCAGTCAGAATCTATTCTTCCCGCAGATGCAAGAAGACTTAGAACTGGAAATACACCTTCAAAAGGATTTGATGCAAATCTTCTAGTTGACTTTACTGACAGAGGTATTATTGATTCATTTGAAGTCTATGGTGGAAATAGTAATTTCAAAACAACAGATTATCTCTTCATCAATAATGATGATACAGAGGGATCTAGATCATATGCAAAAGTATCAAAATTAGTTGGAGTAACTGCTTCTGGTGTATCATATAGAGTCAATACTGTTCCATCTGGTTTGACCCTTGATGCGAATGGTAGACCAACTCTTCCATATCCTCTTACTATTACTGGAAGAGAATTTACGGCGCTGAATCCTGCTCAGCAGAATCCAGTAAATTATTTGGTCACTGTGACCACAACTGAACCCCATGGTCTCTCATTGGATGATCAAATAGACATTACATTAGATAGACCTAACTTTACTGGTGCGATGACCATAAAGACTAGGGTATCTGATTATCTAACTATTACATATGCACCACCTTCAATTTCTACAGAACTACAAGCTGACGTTTCCTTCAACTCTAGTGCAATCAACGTTACAGTTGCAGATGATTTCAGAGTAAATGATTATATCAAGATTAATGATGAAATTCTGAAGATTACTTCAATTGACACTAATTTAGATCAACTTCAGGTTGAAAGAAGTCAGTTCAACACAAAATTAAGACTCCATGCTACTGGAAATACTGTTTCACTTCATATTCCAGAAAGTGATCCTGATTATAGAATTGCTGTAGGAGATACTTTTGTTGCAACTGGAATTTCGGCAACAATTTACAATATTAACAAGGCAAATAAAACTATTGAACTTAGAGTTGCATCTGGTAGTGTTACCACTTCTACAGTTGCTGTAGATCAGTCTACACCAGATACTAGAAATATAACAATTCAGTCAGTAACTCCAAAACAGTCATTCTGGGAATTTGATGTAACAAACACTGGAAATTATTTCAGAAGAAATCTGACTAGTGCTGATTTTAGTTTTGACTTCGTAAAAGGAACTGAATACACTTTTGATTTAAGTGATGGAACTCTAAATGGAAGAGTATTAAATTTTGCTACAGATTCTGAAAAAATTAATAAACTTCAGGATGTTGTATACACTGGAACTCCAGGAACTGTTGGTGCTCAACTTGTTATAACAAGAGCAGCATTGTTGCGTCCCGATGTAAGTAGATTATTCTATTATGACTCTGATAATACTGTTGTTTACTCTGCAGCATACCTTAATGTACTGAGACTGCCAGATTCAACGCAAACTATTAGATCTATACCAAGTGGTAATCAATTCTCGTTTATTTCACCAAGACAACCAGAATTTCCAGAATATGTCGGTGTAATTTCTTATAATACTAATTCAAAGTCTGCTGTTGGAACTATCGCAGACATTGAACTAATTGACGGCGGCGAAGGGTATAAAAAATTACCAAAAGTTGATGGTGTTGTACACACCGATCTTGATAATGCCAAATTCTCATTTAATATTGTATCTGGAATCGTTCAGGACGATGTAAGTGTTCTTTTGGGAGGCAGAAGATATGATCCAAACACAACATCATTAGAGGTAGTCTCTCAAACAGGAACTGGCGCTGTTTTAGTCCCCTCTGTCACTAACGGTGAGATTGTAAATGTAGTTGTCTCTGAGGGTGGCGAAGGATACGTTGAGGATGATTATATTGTTGCATATGATACTAGTGCCAATATATTTCCCACTAGTTCATCTATTGGTAAAATCAGAAACATTAGATTTACAAATTATGGATCTCAGTTTAATCCCGATAAAACTTTTTCAAAGAACTTAATAT